AGAAAGAAGAACACTCAGGGCGGATAGTAGAATTTAAGGTTGAGGGCGAGCAGTTAGTAGCCCTGACCAGCATAGGAACCACCTTCACACTAGAGGCTGGACTCCACGAAGTGCACACCCAGCTCTCAGAGGCGCTAGCGCGTCTTGAGCTGGCCAAAGCACTAAATTTGAAACCAGTAATACCAATAGCAACACCAGCCCCCATTCCTGACAGAGAGTCAAGTATGCCGGGCTCGGTGCTTCGAAGTAGTGCTCAACCATCATGTACAGTTGTGCTGCATTCTGAAAAGAAAGCAAGCACGATAACAGGCATATATGGGGGGGGCACTCGCCTGATGATACCTGCACTTGGAGACAAGAAGCGGACTTTCCTCTACACAGCACACCATGTCTATGACGACGTGATGAATGCGGGGGGGGAGATATATCTCAGGGCTAACGGCATTGATATCCTACTCAGAGATGAATGGGAAATCCAAGCCGAATCGAAGGAACTCGACTTCATTCTGATTGAAGTTCCAGAATACGTCTGGACTCAATTAAAAGTAACAAAAACCACAATGAGCACTAAACATGCCGCCAACACAGTAGTGAAAGCAGCCCACGTCGATAGATATGGGAAAGCAACTACTTCAATGGGTCGTATGTCCGGGGCTCGCCCGAGTAAGCCTGGCTTTCTATGCCACACGGCTAGTACACAGAAAGGCTCATCGGGTTTTCCCCTTTTGTCACCTGATTACAAGTATTGTTATGGAACACATGTCAATGGGAAAGGCTTAACTCTGCATAAGAGGGTGCCTCTCAATGAATTTTCCTCAACAATTTTCTTAGGACCACAACGAACGTTACAACCCAGAGATCCCAACAAGGAAACTCCCTGGGAAGAAAAACTCATTCGTTTGATGGGCCAACAGGACTATGACAATTATCTCGAACACCTCGAAAAGTATGAAAATGCTGAAAATGACACACACTACAAGAGTCAGAGCGAGGCCGAGTATTACAACGGACTATATGACGATGTGAGATACTACACATTGAGATACATGACGAATGAAGACAATTTTAACGCAACCATCTACGGCCACGGTCGAGAGAACATGACGAAAGCACAGTACGAAGAATCAGTGCTGGAAAATCGTTATGGCCAATATGAAGAAGAATACGATGAAAACTCAGAGTATCAGAATCAAGAAAGCGCCATACGAGTTCTCGAGAAACCAACCAAAAGGAAGGAAGCAGACCTTGAAAAAGAAGCTGAATATGTAGCCCGCCGCAGTGCGGCACGTGAAGAGCTCACCAGAACTCAGTCAGAAATGGCTAGTCTCAAGGCACAGCACCTCCAGCTTCTCGAAGAAGTAAAAACCTTAAAGATGGAAGTTGTTAAAACGCATTTAGAAACAGATGCAATAAATGTAAAGCGCAAAGAAACGCGCCAACGTGCCCTACAAGCACAGAAAAATCTCGCTGAACTCAAAGAAAAAGAGAAACAGCGCAAGATTGCTGAAACTCAAGCGGAAGAAGAATTCGCTGCAGCCCTCGCTACCGCTGAACAAGCCGTGACCGAGGCAGAGAGTTTTCGACTGTCAGTAGCAGCGCACGCGGCGCACTCCGCCGTCACAGATGAAGAATCTCCCCCCACAGAGACTAAAGCTGAAAAGCCAGAAGTCCCCGAAAAGGAGGCCCTGCCAGAGCAGAAAGCCTCGGCCTTTGAGCCGGAGAAGGAATCAGAAGTAGACACCCAGGAACACCTGGACAAAGTAACCCCGCTTTTTCGGATGGGGCCTGCCTCCGGGTCAGGCCCGACGAAGGGAAACCGGGCTACAAGGAGATCCAAGCACTATACCAATACAAGGACCTCGCAGACACAAAATGGTGCGACCCCAGGGAAACCGCCTCTCCGGCGCTCGAAGAAGTTGGAAAGTTCCTCACTAAGGAATATTCGAAGAAACCGAAAGAAAAAGACTTCACTCACCTTGGGATCCCCGCGCTAGATAAGTGGGTCCTGCCCCCTCGCAACAATGAGGCCGTGTATGATAGCCTAATGGGCCAATCAGCACGCCACATCGAGGGGGCGGAACCCACCGAGGAGCAAAAACAAATGCTTCTCGACAAGTGCCTAGCTCAGTATCCCCAAACTACCCAGAACCAAATATTGGGTAGCATGGATTTACCAAAGCTAAGGGTACAACTCAGCGAAATGCTCGACCATGACGTGGTCAAGGACGCAAACCCAGGGTTTCCCCTGGCTAAGTTCTGGACTACCAACCGAGCGGTCATAGAGAACCTTGGAAAAGAATTTATAATAGACGTCACAATCGGACGGCTCATATTACTCCTGCTAGAGGACTGCAGCACTAACACGCCAGTGCAGCTTATCCAAAAAGGACTATGTGATCCCATCCGTGGCTTTGTTAAGAATGAACCTCACCCACCTCGAAAAGTAACAACTAAGAGATGGCGGGTCATTTCTAGCGTGTCTGTTGTAGATCAACTTATTGATCGCCTTCTACACACCACCCAAAACAAGGTAGAGATAGCCCTATGGCGCTGTCTCCCTTCAGCACCTGGAATCGGCCTCTCATCAGATGAGGACGGGGTGCGCCTTGTTAACAAAATAAACCGCATGTCACAAAACGGGCCTGTCGCACTCAGCGATGTCCAAGGATTTGACTGGTCGGTTCAAGGGTGGGAAATATTGCTTGATGCGGAAGCACGTTGCCTATTGCAAGATGCAAACCCCATAAACAGGAAACTGATAATGGGGCGCGCTCACTGCATATGCCGCAGCGTGTGGACCACACCAAACGGAACCCTCTACGCCCAGACCTTTCTAGGAGTGGTGAAGAGTGGTACCTTTAACACCAGCTCAACGAATTCCCGAATTAGGGTTTTCTTAGCCTGGCTTGTCGGAGCCCTCTGGGCTGTGGCAATGGGAGATGATTGCTTGGAGGACCCAGTCCCCGATGCAAAACAAAAGTACGCCAAATACGGCCACCCACTTAAAATGTACGAGATCGATGACGAAATTGAATTTTGCTCACACTTATTCGATCGAAAAACAGGTGCCTACAAACCAGTAGACCCAACCAAAAGCCTTTTCTCTTTGCTAGTCAAGATTGAGAATGGAGACATTGACTTACAGTCGCTCCACAGCTTTTTACACCACGTACGACATCACCCACAAAGAGCAATATACACAGATGCTATCACAAAGATAACCAGCGATCCGCTGGTTGCCCAAATGATAGCTGATGCAACCCGGTAAATTTAACAAATTTATCGTTCACTACGGCTGAAACATGCCACAAATCACGGAGGATGGAGAAGCATTTCTCAAGCTTGCTACGGCAGCTCCAGACTTTGAAAACCTTCCGTTTGAAGGGATCCCGGATAACCACGCGGGTCCCACCATATCCATTAAATCGTACGTCACACAAACGGTGACTTGTCCCCAAAACAAGGCCACCTATTTTATCATGACCCCGCAAGGGGACGTGGCATTTTGGCGTACCTCAGTTGATACTGACACTGATTGGGCTAACGGCCAGGATCTTGAACCGATCTTGTTTCCGAAGACCCCACAGATCTTCCGATCTGCACCTATCACTGAGCAAGAACTCGAATTTGGCGGCTCCAACACTGAACAAGTGACCAGGGGCCGATGTGTGTCTACTGCTGCAGAAATGCAGTGCCTGAACAACGCATTTAACCAATACGGGTCTATTACCGCCTGGAAAGTACCTCTTAGTACGGCAATCATACCGAGAGCACTACCGGGCGGCACCGGCCAAAACGTTCATACCGGAGAAGTCGCAGTCATGGGAATCGAAGGAATCCGCCAGAAATTGGTGGGATCCCAAGCATACTCAGCTGCGGTGAAAGATGGCGTCTACGCCACCGCGATGAACAGAGAAGGCCAATATGATTTCTCACCCGTAAGGGATGCAGAAACCAGCGGTACTATCCACAAGGCATACTGGGACGACCCAGCCACAGTCCAAGGTGGTATTGCTGCTAACTTTAATGGACCAATGTGCATCTTTGATAACAACTTTGATACAATCGTATTCAGAGTTGATGTCCCAGATCAATCATTTAACCAATCCTTCTTAATCAAAAGATGGGTAACATACGAATATGAGCCCGTTTTTAACAGCTTACTCTACGACACCGCACACATGTCACCACCTGCAGACCTCAACGCACTGAAAGTCTACAGCGAGATGGCGCGGCATCTGCCTTTGGCAGTTGGATATCG